CAATTAAATGATACTCATCCTTCTATTGCAGTAGCCGAATTGATGAGACTCTTAATTGATGAACGGCATATAGAATGGGATCAAGCATGGGAGATAACCAGTAAATCTATTGCTTATACTAATCATACTCTTTTACCAGAGGCATTAGAGAAGTGGGATCTTAAATTATTTAAGAATCTTCTTCCTCGTCATATGGAGATCATCTATGAAATTAATCGTAGGTTCTTACAGGTAGTAAGACTTAATTATCCTGGTGACGATAGTAAGTTGGAGAAGATGTCGATTATTGATGAGCATGGTAATAAGTCAGTTCGGATGGCGAATCTTGCAACTGTAGGGTCTCATCATGTTAATGGAGTGGCTGCGTTACATTCTGAACTAGTTAAGACTCAATTGATGCCAGAGTTTTATGATCTATGGCCGCATAAGTTTACGAATGTAACTAATGGTGTTACTCCAAGAAGGTGGGTAGCATCTTGCAATCCAGCTCTTGCGGAAGTTCTTGATGAATATATTGGAACAGAATGGATTACTAATATGGATTCTCTTCAGTTGTTAGAGAATAAATTTAACCCTGATCTTTTAGAGAAATTGGGTGAAGCAAAGGTATTAGGTAAACATAATTTAGCTAATTATATTTTTGATACTATTGGTATATCTGTTGATCCTTCTAGCATGTTTGATGTGCAGGTTAAGAGGATACATGAATATAAGAGACAGCATTTACTTGCTTTATGGATTATATCTCAATACTTGCGTATTAAAAATGGTGGAGATTATGTTCCACGCACTGTAATCTTTGGTGGTAAAGCAGCACCTGGATATCATATGGCAAAATTAATTGTTCAATTTATTTGTCATATTGCAGATGTTGTTAATAATGATCCTGATATGGATGGTAAATTACGTGTAGTATTCTTACCAAACTATAGTGTGAAGTTAGGAGAGAAGGTTTATCCTGCTGCTGATTTGTCAGAGCAAATTTCTACTGCAGGTAAGGAAGCTTCTGGTACAGGGAATATGAAGTTCCAAATGAATGGTGCTTTAACTATTGGAACTTTGGATGGTGCTAATGTAGAAATTCGTGATCTTGTAGGAGAAGATAATTTCTTCTTGTTTGGTCATGATGAAACTGGCATAGCAAATCTATGGCATAATGGTTATAATCCACATCAATATATGACGGAAGAATTATGGTCTATTATTAATCTTATTCAAGTGGGTCATTTTAGTCATGGTGATAGGGATATGTTTGAACCTTTAGTAAATAATCTATTGAGTCATGATCCTTTCTGTGTCATTGCAGATTTTTCTGATTATTGTGATGCACAGGATAGAGTGAGTAATGCATGGAGGGATCGTGATAGATGGAATAAGATGTCTTTATTAAATATTGCTCACTCAGGATTCTTCTCTTCTGATAGATCTATTAGAGATTATTGTAAAAATATTTGGGGTATCTAAATAGGATTATGACTATAAGAATAGGCAAGTGGAAACCACCTCAAAGACCGGCCTGGGTGAAGGAGGTTATGAAAACCCCTGGATATATAAGAATTCAGCTTTTACTACTGACGATATTGACAACTTCTTCGGTTTTGTCTACTGTATTACTAATGACAAAACAGGAAGGAAATACATTGGGCGTAAGTATTTCTGGAAATTTAGAACTCCAAAAGGTAAGAAACGAAAAGTAAAATCAGAATCTGATTGGAAGAAGTATTATGGGTCTTGTCCAGAACTTAAAGAAGAAATTCAGCAATTGGGTAGATGTAACTTTAGCAGAACTATGCTCAGCTTACATAAAACAGCTGGCAAAACAAACTTCGAGGAAACCCGACAACTCTTTGCCCACGGAGTTCTTACAGAACAATTTGAGGATGGAACACCAGCATACTACAATAGCAACATCCTCTCAAGATACTTCCGAAAAGATTACTTCGGAGGAGATTGAACCAGTAGCACAGGTTAGAGAATGGGCAATTAAAAGATTGGAAATGGTAGAACCTATTGGTTATAAAGATGCAATTTATAAAGAGTTTGAAGATTGGATTGAAATAGAAGATAAAGAAGAAGTAAATTATATGTGTCTTGAAGATGATACTTGGGGTGATCAAGAGATTGATGTCATTGACAAGGAACCTTAGTGTGATATAATAGTATTGGGCAGCGGAAACACCACCACCACCCGTTTCCGTGTAAGACCCATCAATAAATAAATATTCTTACACTATAAAGATCGATGTTAGTAGTAAGGTGTAAAGATTGCAGTAAAGAAGTTAGTAGTCACCTTTCCCAGTCTCGTTCATGTGGTTGTCCTAATATGACCACTGTTAAGGGAGATGCGGTAAGTGCTGTTGACTTAAGTAGGATTGTTGTGATAAGCTCTGATATAGAAAAAAGAAAACCTGACGGACTTACTTCTCAAGACCTTCAATGGCAAGAAGAAAGACGCAAACGTAAAGTTAGAAAACTTGATTTTGAAATTCGCTAATGGATAAGCATGATATTCCAATCATAGGAGATTTCTATACTAAAAGTGAAGTTGATACTATGATTGCAGCAGCTCTTGCAGAAGCAAAAGCTATTGATGAAGAATCAATGAAGAAGCATAATCGTAATGCTACTATCATTAGTATGATACTTGGATTTACTTGTCTTGCATTGTTTCTTGATGGTACATTGAGACTATTGGGTATTATCCCACCTTTCATGGATATAGATATTAGTATAGTAGATAAGATTGTTGAATTGGTTGAGAGCGATGTTATTCCATACATAAGTAATAAACTACCAGGAATTTAGTGGAATATTTTGCTCCTTTTTTATTTTTATTATTTTCTGTAATACTAGGCGGAGCAGCATTTGCTTTGATGTGGAAGAATATTAGTGATATTAATCGTTTATCCAGAAGAAAAAAGCATCCAGAAGTCGCTGAAATTAGAGATGGTGACCAATTACTTGTAGCAAAAATTAATCCAGTGAGTTGTGATCTAGAAGAATATGGAGAACTTCAGGCACGGATAAGGAAAATAAAAGAAGACTTAGAAGATTTAGGAGAGGATGAAGAAGAAGATGATGATGGGGATGTCATTATTTCTAGAGTATGATAAACTTAACTATATAATGGTAATTAGATTATTCAAATGAAAATTTTCTTAGACACTGCTGAAACAGATGTCGTTCGTAAACATTGGAAGACTGGTTTGATTGACGGTCTCACTACTAATCCAACTTTAATTAGAAAGAGTGGTCGTAAGCACGAAGAAGTATATCAAGAATTAAAAGATATTGGTGTACCCGATATCAGTATGGAAGTCATAGGTAATAAGGATAATATGATTTCTGAGGGTAAGAGACTTTATAAGAAATTTGGTAAGTGTGCTACTATTAAAGTTCCTTGTACATATGATGGTTTACTTGCATGTGCTCATTTAAGTGTAGAAGGTATTAAAGTTAATGTAACTCTTATCTTCTCTCAGGCACAAGCAATCCTTGCTGCAAAAGCAGGTGCTAAATATGTCTCACCTTTTGTTGGAAGGGTAGATGATAATTCTTTTGGTGGTTTATGTCTTGTCAAAGACATTGCCAAGGTATACAGAGAACATATGGTAACAAAGACTGAGGTTCTAGCAGCATCTCTTAGAGGAGTGAGAGATGTCGGTAGAGCATTTGAGTATGGTGCAGACATTGTTACTATGCCAACGTCAGTTTTTGAGGGTATGTATAATCATATTCTTACAGATAAAGGACTGGATCAATTTGATAAAGATTACGAAGCTAGTATTATCTGATGGAGACATTAACTATTAAAGAATTCGTTGCTGATCCTGATAAGATTATCAAACGAGTGGAAAATGGTGAAAAAATTGCTGTCACAGATGGAGAAGTCAGTGCGGTGTTAGTTTCTTCTGAGGATTATTATTGCGATTTGCATCACAATACGGGAGGTACTGCTATGTAACCACTTGACTTAGGCTCCATTTTTCTCTATAATCCTACTGTCAACTATTCAAAGCAATGACGCTTACTTCTAAATTTAAGAAAGATCTCAGCACTCTTCGTGCTGCAGTAAACAAAGAAATTTATTTAGATATTAAAAATCCCAAATTATATAAAAAAGTCAAACGGTATTATGTTAGTGAGGGATTAGTTCAATTGTCAGGAGAAGATCCAGAAGCAGATTATGAAGCAATAGTTGAATGTATTGCTGAAGATTTGGAGTTGGTAAAATGAACGTAATTATGGAACGGTATCCTTACCGTTATGTGGAAGCAGGAACCTTAGAGAATGGTAAACCTGATTTTCGTATTCAAAAAGAAGATTATTACACTAAGAGATATAGGGATATGTATCTCTGTGATAATGGAATGCAGTTAGCAACTGCTATTGAAGATCCAGAGTATACGAAATGGTTAGATCCAGAAGGGGTTCCGGCTTATCGAAAGTCTAACTAAATAAAATAGCAGTTTATTTTAAAATCATGGCACGACAAACATCCGGTAGTGGCGCATACATGTCTCAGTATGACACTGAGGTAGAAAAGCGTCTTACTGCATTGGAAGCACAGGCACATGAGAAGTGTTGTGATGGTAGCGGTGTGGATGGAGAAACACTTACAAATTTGAAGAAAGCTATTTTTGAAAATGGAGTTGCTCCCGGCACTGTCGAGGAACTAACTACAAAGGTTGATAAACTTATAGAAATAGTTCATTCAGAGTTGGGAAGATCCTTAAACGACGATTAATAGGTGAGATTTTATTATGAAAATTGGATTTAATTGTAGTTCTTGTGACTTGTTTCATGCGGGTCATGTAACTATGATGAAAATGGAGAAGCAGATGTGCGATTATTTGATAGTCGCACTTCAGGTTGATCCTACTATAGATCGTCCTGGTGTTAAGAATAAACCAACCCAATCAGTATATGAACGTTATGTTCAATTACAAGGTTGTAAGTATGTTGATGAGATTCTTGTGTATGAAACAGAAGCAGACTTGCTTAATTTGATTCAAACTCAGACAATTCATATTAGATTTTTAAGTGAAGAGTATAAGGATAGAGACTTTACCGGTAAACAGTATTGCATTGATAATGGGATTGAGTTATACTTCCATATGAGAAGACATCAATATTCTTCTACTGAACTCCGAAACAGAGTCTATCAGCTTGAAAAAGCAAAAAGAGAAGAGAAAGTAGAAGAAAATGTAGAACAATATTCTCCTAAACTTTTGAATAAGTATTTTGATGAAAGCGAAGGAAACTAATTTAAAGGATGCATATGTCATCACTACTCCTCGTTATGAAGATGAGAGAGGTTTTTTTATTGAATCTTTTAGTTTCAAGAGGTTTAATGATATTATTGGAGAATACACTGAGTTTGTTCAGGATAATCATTCCAAGTCTTCTAAAGGAGTTCTAAGAGGTCTTCATTATCAGATTGTAAAACCACAAGGAAAGTTAGTTAGATGCACCCAAGGTGCGGTCTATGATGTTATTGTAGATCTTAGAAAGAGTTCTCCTACATTTGGAGAATCTTTTGGTATAGAATTAAATGAGAATAATGTTATGCTATGGGTTCCTATAGGATTTGCCCATGCATTTTATACTCTTAGTGATTATGCAGAGTTTGAATATAAATGCACAGATTATTATCATCCAGAATCTATGGAAACTTTGATGTGGAATGACCCAGACTTAAGTATAGAATGGCCTGGTGATCCTATTCTTTCTGCTAAGGATCAAGTGGGTAAGTCATTTAAGGATTGTCATAAGTATGAATAAACTTTCTGTCTATGGTGCTACTGGTTTTATAGGTGGCACGTTCTGTGATTTGTATCCTGATGAGGTTATTAAGATCCCACGGGAAGAAAGGAAACCACAATCAAAAGATATATTTTATTTGATTAGTACTACCACCAATCATCATGTATTTGATGATCTTCATAAGGATGTGGATACTAATCTGACAGTTTTGATGGATGTATTAGAACATTGTAAAGAAGAGGATCTTACTTTTAATTTTGTAAGCACAGCATTTGTGTATGGTAATGATATTATTAATGCAAAGGAAGATGATCCATGTGATCCGGGTGGTTTCTATTCTATTACTAAAAGATGTGCAGAGAAATTATTGATATCTTATTGTCAAACATTTGATATTAAGTATCGTATTATGAGAATTGCTAATGTTTATGGTGATGATAAGACTGTTTCTGCTAAGAAGAATGTTCTTAAGTTTTTAATTGGATTAATGGCAGAAGATAAGGATCTTCTTCTATATGATGATGGTATGCAACTTAGAGATTATATGCATGTGAGTGATATATGTCGTGCAATGAAACTTGTAATGGAGAAAGGAGAAATAAATTCTATCTATAACATTGCAGCAGGAAATCCTTTACCATTTAAGATTATTATGGAAAAGGCAAGAGAATATTTAGGAAGTAATAGTAAATTTAATTATGCAGAGACTCCTACGTTTAATAAGATTGCTCAAGCATATAATTATTCTGTTAATGTAGATAAATTAAAGGGTCTTGGATTCCAACCAGAGATTAATTTTGAGGAGGGGTTGAAATCTTTGTGTTCTTGATGTAGAATATATAGTATAGGCATGTATGGATTATGAGTGAGTATAAAAAGACTGCACTTGTTTTAGGCGCAGGTGGTTTCATCGGTAGTCACATGGTGAAACATCTTGTGTCAGAAGGGTATTGGGTGAGAGGTGTAGATCTTAAATCACCTGAATTTTCTGAAACACTAGCACATGAATTTGTTCATGGTGATCTGACTGACAGA